TTGCTAATATCCATACTGAAGATTACTTAACTAAAATAAACAAAGGGAAAAATGAAAACATTATTAGGTTTAATACTTATTATAACAATAAGTAATTGTAGCACATACAAACCAATTATTGACACGAAGGGTCGTGCTGGTACTTGGAATGAAGCAAGAGCAGTTGAAATCACAGATGATATTCAACATTGTACTGCTTTAGCAGATCAACACATAACAACTGGAATGGAGTTTCAAAACTTCATAATTACAAATATATTAAGACCAGCTAGTTTAGGTGTTGTATCGTTGCCAGAAGATACTAAAAAAAACTATATTAAAAACTGTTTAAAAGGAAGGAATCACAATGTCATTAACTAAAACAGTACAACAAGAAATAAATAGACTGCTATTAGAATCTAAAACTAACAGATGGATAGTTTCTAATGAAGCACCATACTATTATGATTTATGTTCGGTAGAAGATAAGACAATAACTTTAGATGATTTCTATAAGTCGTTTCCTTATCATAACCCAGATATAAATTGTGAATATTGGCAAACTCAACACAACAAATGGAAGGAAATATGGAATCAAGAATCCAAATAGTAAATACACTAGCAAGTAATTTAAGATACTTGCGACACAATACTAAAGTTGAAGAACCTATAACAGGTAAAGTTAAATTTTATTTGGTTTGCCTGTAGATAAATTATTTGATGCAAATTTAATCAAATCAGACTACAGTAAAATAATTAAGCAGGATATTTATAGCTAAACAAAAAGGGAAGGCAAAATGGAAGAAATAAAACTATACAATGGTCAAGAAACTTTATTATTTGACCCAATACAACATCAATACTTTTGGAATGATGAGCAACTTCCATCTGCTACTGGTATAACTAAACTATTAACTCCAGCTAATGTAATTGGATTATGGTCAGCTAAGATATGTTCTGAAGAATTTAAAAAGTTAATTAGAGCAGGTGTTAGCTATGATGAAATTGAATTAGCTAAGATTGCAGATCAAATTAAAAAAGCACCAAATCAAAGCATGGGTGATGCTGGTTTAGTTGGAACTCAAGTGCACAATTTAATTGAAGATTATATTCATAAAGGAATTGTTCCTGAGATTATCAATCCTGAGATTAAAAAATCATTTGGTAAGTTTAAAGAATGGTACGATAAGCAAGAAGGTTTAGAGATTGTATTTACTGAACGCAAAGTTCTTAGTCGTATTCATAAATTTACTGGAACTCTTGATGCTATATTTAAAAACAAATCAGGAGAGCATATTATTTATGATTGGAAGTCATCATCAGGAATAAGAGATTCTATGTTAGTGCAAATCTATCTTTATAAGATTTGTGTTAAGGAAGAACTTGGAATTAATGTTAAGCAAGGTGTTATTGTTAATTGCACTAAGCAAGGTAAATTAAATATTAAGGAATTTCCAATAGGAGATGCACAGGAAGAAGTGGCGATTGCCTGTCTAAAAATGTATCGCTACCTAAACAATAAGGAGAAGTAATATGAACGTACAAGGAGTAATAAAATACGTTTACGATAATAGACTTGGCAAAGATGGAACTGCTAATAAGTTTCCAAATTTCAAGTTTAAAGTAGGCGAACAAGAGATAGTTCTTTGGTCATCTATCTTGCACCCTGCCATAGCTAAGGGAAAAAATGTTTCCGTAACTTGTGGTGCGTCAAAAAAGAATGGAAGTTTATTCGTTCTTACCAAAGAAGATAAAAGTCCAATGATACAAGAACTACCAACTGCTAAACCAGATACTAGCTTTAATGTTGATGATTTTGAATCAGAAAACTTTAATGAAGCAGTAACAGCTATTGAAAAAGA